CTCAACAGGTTTCTGTTCAGGTGCCTAGTTCTTCTACATCTAACTCTTTGAGGTCATTAACAGACGTGAATGCCGCAACTTTAAATGATGGCGCATTACTTCAATATGATTCTGCTTCTGATAAATTTATAACAAAAACTACAATAGAAACAACCACTGGAACACTTAGGTTCAATGGTGGAAACTTTTAGGAGAGAATTTAAATGGCAACAATAATTCAGATAAAACGATCTGCCAATACAACCGCTCCAGCAGAATTAGCTCAAGGTGAACTGGCCTATACATACGGCACAGGTACCCAAGGTAATGGCGGTGATAGACTCTTTATTGGAACTGGTACAGAAACAAACGGTGTAGCAGCCAATATAGACATCATTGGTGGTAAATATTTTACAAGTTTAACAGATCACGTACCAGGTACTTTAACAGCAAGTTCAGCAATATTAGTTGACTCTAATAAAGCAATTGATGATCTATACATTGGTAATTCAACATCTACTGGTGGTTCAATCAAATTTAACGAAGGAACTGATAACGGTTCAGAATATGTAGCTCTTAAAGCACCTAATAATATATCTTCGAGTATTACACTAACGTTGCCAAGTACATACTCAAATGGTCAATTTTTAAAAGTTGATGGTTCAGGTGTATTAAGTTTTGCTGATGTTGATACTACTTTAACTTTTGTTGATGATAGTTCAACTACTATTGATATTCCTACTACACAATCAGTTAAAATTTCAGGTGGTACAGGATTAACTTCTAGTGCTTCTGGTTCAACAATTACACTTAATTTAGATAACACTGCTGTAACTCCAGGTAGTTATGGTTCTTCAACTGAAATTCCAACATTTACTGTTGACCAACAAGGTCGTTTAACAGCGGCTGGTACTGCTTCAATATCAACAACTTTAGATATTGCTGCTGATAGCGGTACAGACGATGGTGTTGCATTAGGTTCAGACACATTAACATTTACTGGTGGTACAAACATTGATACTTCAGTTTCAGGTGATACAATTACAATCAGTACACACGCTGATGTATTAACAGCTTCATCAACACATACTTTAACAAATAAAACTTTTGACGCAAATGGTACTGGTAACTCAATTTCAAACATTGAAGTTGCTGACTTTGCTTCAGGTGTTGTTGACACAGACCTTTCAAGTGTATCAGCAAGTGATGATACTCTTGCTTCAGCAAAAGCAATTAAGGCTTATGTTGATTCACAAGTAACAGCTCAAGATTTAGATTTTCAAGCTGACACAGGTGGTGCTTTAGCAATTGACCTAGATAGTGAAACATTAACTTTCACTGGCGGTACTGGTATTGATACATCTGGTTCTGGTAATACAGTTACATTTGCAATTGACTCAACTGTTGCAACTTTAACAGGTACACAAACTTTACAAAATAAAACTATTGATAGTGCGAATAATACAATTACTTTAGATTTATCTGAAGGAACATTAACTGGTACTACAGCTGAATTTAATAGTGCATTATCAGATGGTTCATTTGCTACATTAGCAGGAACAGAAATATTATCTAATAAAACACTTACAGCACCTAAAATTGCTGATGGTGGTTTTATTGCTGACGCAAATGGTAATGAACAAATATTATTTAATACAACTTCATCTGCTGTAAACTATATTGATATTACAAATAGTGCTACAGGTGATGGTGTTACAATTGCTACAGATGGTAGTGATACAAATATTAATCTAATATTAAGTCCAAAAGGTTCTGGTACTGTTGATGTTAATTCTAGTAGAATAACAAACGTAACTGATCCTTCAGGCGACCAAGACGCTGCTACAAAAGCATATGTTGATAGTGTTGCAAATGGACTAGATGTTAAAGATTCAGTTTATCTTGCTACTACAGCTGCATTACCAACTTCAACATATAGTAATGGTGCAGGAACAATTACAGGAGATTCTAACGGTGCATTATCAGTAGATGGTGTTGCTGTTACTTTAAATGATAGAATATTAGTTAAAGATCAAGCAAGTGCTGTTCAAAACGGTATCTATAAAGTTACTGCAACTGGTGCTGCTGATGCTGCTTTCGTATTAACAAGAGCACCTGATGCTGACACTGCTGCTGAATTAACTGGTGGTACTTTCTTCTTTGTTGAAGCTGGTTCTACTAATGCTGACAATGGTTATGTTGCAACACATAACGGTATACCTACTTTTGGTACTACAAATATTACTTTCTCACAATTCTCTGGTGCTGGTCAAATAAGTGCTGGTGAAGCTTTAGGAAAAACAGGTAATACTTTAGATGTTAAATATGATGACACAACAATTGGTGTTACTTCAGATGAATTATATATTAAAGATGGTGGAGTTTCTACTTCACAATTAGCAACAAATGCTGTTACTACTGTTAAAATTACAGATGGAAACGTTACAAATGCTAAATTAGCAAATAGTGCGATTTCATTTACAGACGAGAGTTCAACTTCTGGTTCTGTTTCTCTTGGTGGTACTTTAGAGTTTTTAACTGGAGAAGGTATAGATACAATAGCAAGTGGTTCAACAATCACTATTGCTGCTGAATTGGCAACTACTTCAAATAAAGGTGTTGCTTCATTTAGTTCAGACAATTTTACAGTATCAACTGGTGTAGTTACAGTTACATCAATTGATGGTGGAACATTTTAATTACTAATTAGGAGTTTATAATGACTGCTGTAATAAAACTTAAAAGGTCAACAACTGCAAGTTCTATTCCAACTACTGGAGATTTAGCAGATGGTGAAGTAGCAGTTAATATAGTTGATAAGAAGATTTATGTTCGTAATGGTGCAAGTATTGTTGAAGTAGCTAATAATGCTAGTGCAGGTTCTATTGACCTAACAAACGTAGGATCAAGTATCATACCTGATACTGATAACACTTATGACATAGGTTCACTAGGATTAACTTTTAGAGATATATTTGTAGGACGAAATATTAAAACTAGATGTAATGTATTTACAGCGGCAGATGGTTTGAGTACAGCAGCAACTGAATTTGAATTTAAGGTTAATACAATAAAACAGATTTTTGATGAAGTATATACAGTTTCATCAGGTTTAGGTTCAAAAGCAATTACACCATCAAGTTTTAATGATGACAACCCAGCGTTTTTATTTTAAGGATAAAGTATGGCAGAAAAAACACCAATAAGACTAGTATTTGACGGATCAACACCTACGGGTATTGCTGAATATCAATCAGGTGATACAATTGGTAATTCATATTTAACTAATTCAAGTTTTACACTAGTTGATGACAGTTCAACAACTACAACAATTTCTTTAGGAGAAAGTTTAAAAATTTCAGGCGATACTGGTATTACCTCAACTATATCAGGTGATTCTATTTTAATAGATTTAGATGATACTGCTGTATCTCCAGGTACTTATGGTTCTGCCACATCAATACCAACTTTTACTGTAGATCAACAAGGAAGAATTACATCTGCTTCATCAACTAGTGTTGCAACAACATTAACAATAGTAGATGATACATCAACAGCAGCTAGTATAGAGTTATTAAATGATACATTAAAAGTCTCTGGTGATACTGGTATTACAACAACAGTTACTGGCGATACATTATTAATAGATTTAGATGATACTGCTGTTACACCTGGTAGTTATGGTTCATCAACTGCTGTTCCTCAAATTACTGTAGATCAACAAGGAAGAATTACAAGTTTAAGCACTGCTGCAATCAGCACATCATTTACACTTGCTGCTGATAGTGGTTCAAACGACACATTTAATACTGGAGATACATTAACTATTTCTGGTACAGCAAACGAAATTGAAACTGCTGTTACTGATAATACAATTACAATTGGGTTACCAGATAGTGTTACTGTAACAAGTAACTTAACGGTTGGTGGAAATCTTACTGTTAATGGTGACACAACAACACTATCAACAACAAATACTGTGGTTGAAGATAAACTATTTGAATTAGGTAATGGTCGTACAGGTTCTGCTACAGGAGATTCTGGTATCATAATTGAAAGAGGAGATGATGATAACGTATTTATTGGATATGATGAATCTGCTGATGTAATTACTTTTGGAACAGGTTCTTTTACAGGTGCAAGTACAGGAGATTTAACTTTAACAGACGCAAATATCAGAGCTGCAAATATATCAGCTACTGGTACTTTAGGTGTTACAGGCAACACAACATTAACTGGTAATTTAGATGTTTCAGGTAGTACAACATTAAGAGGAAATTTAACACTTGGTGTTAATTCAGGTGATTCTACTGAAGATACTATAAATGTAGTTGCAAGATTTGTTTCAAATTTAGAACCTTTAGATACTTTAACATATGATTTAGGTTCACCTCAAAGAAGATGGAGAGACGTTTATCTATCAGGAAATACGATAGATTTGAATGGTGCAACTATATCAGGTGATGGTACTGGTAATATTACAATATCTGCTACTGGTGCAACTTTACCTGTAGGATCTAAAGTTGGTGATAATCAGATAGCACAAGCAGACACAAAATCTGGAGTTGCTGTTAGAGTAGTTCCTTTCTATTCAACTAGTGGGGGTTTATCTACTGCAAATACTAATTTTACTATGGCTGCAACATCTGCTAGAACAGCAGTATTTACAGGATTTACTAAAGCTAACGGAGATCAACAAGGAAAATTTGAAATCTTCAGTTTTTAAAGATATAAATAGTAGTAGGAGAAAAATATGGTAGCAAAAACACCCGTAAGAGCAGTATTCGATGGCGATACAGCAACAGGTTTAGCCGAGTTTCAAACAGGCGAATTTGTAGATTATTCATTTGGTGGTACAGGATTATCATCATTAGGTTCATCAGGACAAGTTTTAAAAGTTAATTCAGGTGCAACAGCGTTAGAATATGGATATGTTGAGGCAGTTGTAAATATAGACAATGCAAACGATTTAACAGGAAGCACATTAACAAGTACAGATTTATTCCTAATATCTGACGGAGGTACTGAAGGTCGTGCTACATTGGCACAAATACAGAATGCTATAAAAGATGAGACAGCTACCCTTACAAATAAAACAATAAGTGGTTCTTCAAATACTTTATCTAATATAGGAAATTCAAGTTTAACTAATTCAAGCATTACAATTGCTGATGATAGTTCTACAGTTAGTACAATTTCTTTAGGAGAAACATTAAAGTTTATTGGCGGTTCTGGAATTACAACAACAATTAGTGGTGACACAATTACATTTGCAACAGATGGTGCTGTTGTTACTGAAACATCTACAGATACTTTAACTAATAAAAGTATGGATGCCGATAACAACACATTTACAAATATTGCAAATGCTTCTATAAAATCAGGTGCAGCAATAGACGCCGCAAAGATTCACGATGGTTCAATATCAAATACAGAATTTGGATATTTAAATGGTGTAACAAGTAATATACAAACTCAACTTACAAGTTTAGATACACTTAAAGCACCTTTAGCTTCTCCAACATTTACAGGTACAGTTTCAGCACCAACTCCTACAACAGGAGATAATTCAACTAAAGTTGCTACAACAGAATTTGTTACAAATGCAGTAGCAGTTGAAAATGAATTAGCTGAAATGAATGATGTAGATATTACTTCAGTTTCAGATGCTGACTTCTTAGTTTATGATAGCGCAGCTACTAAATGGGAAAACCAAGCTATATCTGGTGCAGTTACAATTAATAATACTGGTGTAGCTACATTATCTGCTGGAGTAGATGCAACTAAGATTGCAGATGGCTCAGTAGACAATACAGAATTTCAATATTTGAATGGTGTAACTTCAGCTATTCAAACTCAAATAGACTCAAAAACTACACCTGCATTTGCAATCGCACAAGCAATAGCACTTGGTTAATCTTATAAATATATCTATAAAAGGTATAATTTATGGCAACACCAGCTACTAGAGAACAGTTAAAACAATACGCTTTAAGAACATTGGGTAAACCAGTCATTGAAATTAACGTAGATGATGACCAACTTGAAGATAGATTAGACGAAGCTTTACAATATTTTTCTCAATATCATTATGATGGTGTTGAGCGATGTTATTTAAAATATCAAGTTACTCAAGCAGACAAAGACAGAATTTTATCACCTGCAGGTGATACTACTATAACCGCTACTAAAAACTCGATTACAACAACACTCAAAGAAGCAAACAATTATATTATAGTTCCTGAAACAGTTTTAGCTGTAACTAATATCTTCAATTTATCAGACAGAAGTAATTTAAATATGTTTGATGTTAGATACCAATTAAGACTTAATGATCTATATGATTTTTCTTCTACTTCAGTTATTCATTATCAAATGGTAAGAAATCATTTAGATTTTTTAGACCATATTTTAGTTGGTGAAAAACCAATTAGATTTAACCAACATAATAATCGTTTATATATTGATATGGATTGGAAAAATGATATAAGTGTAGGAGAATTTATTATTATTGAATGTTATAGAAAATTAGATCCTGAAACTTTTACAGATGTTTATAATGACATTTATTTAAAGAGATATGTAACTGCTTTATTTAAAAGACAATGGGGTGCTAATTTATCAAAATTTAATGGTGTTACAATGATAGGTGGTGTTACTTTAAATGGAGCACAAATATTCCAAGAAGCACAACAAGATATTCAAAAACTTGAAGAAGATATAAGAGGTACTTACGAAACACCTGTATCGTATATGATAGGATAATGAAATGGCAGTTAATCACTATTTTCAATCAGGTAACGGAATCGGAGACGCTTCCGAAAAAAGACTTTACGAAGACCTTATCATAGAAGGCCTTAAAATCTATGGCCACGACTGTTATTATTTACCAAGAACATTAGTTAATCAGGATTTAATATTAGGAGAAGATTCACTTTCTAAATTTGATGACTCTTATCTATTAGAAATGTACATTGAAACTACTGAAGGTTTCCAAGGCGAACAAGAATTAATCTCTAAGTTTGGTTTAGAAATAAGAGAAGATACAACTTTTGTTATTGCAAAACGAAGATGGCAAAATCAAGTTGATAATGTTGCAACTTTAATTAAAGATGGAAGACCAAATGAAGGTGATTTAATTTATGTGCCTTTGATGAATAGTTTTTTTGAGATACAGTTTATTGAAGACCAAGAGCCATTCTTTCAATTAGGTAATCTGCCAGTTTATAAACTTAAAGCAACTAGATTTGAGTATAGTTCTGAACGATTAAATACAGGTGTTACTGCAATTGATCAGGCTGAAGATAATTTATCTTTAGACCAACTTAAATATCAATTTAGTTTAGAAAATGAAACAGGTTCAATATTATTAGAGTCTTCTACTGGAGAAATAAATTATTTAATAAACGAGTCATACAATATTGCTACACAGGCAAGAGAGTATGCTGACAATTCTTCTTATGAAACAGACGCAGGTTTTGGTACTGAAAGTACGGCCGATGATATATTAGACTTTACTGAAAGAAATCCTTTTGGTGAAGTAGATGAAGGATTTTAATTATGTTTGGAAAACACTTTTACCACGAATCATTAAGAAAAGTAGTTGTTGCTTTTGGAACAATCTTTAATAACATTACAATTCATAGAACAGATAGTTCTGGTAATGTCGTACAATCTATTAAAGTACCTTTGGCTTATTCACCAAAAGAAAAGTTTTTAGCAAGATTAGAACAACAACCTAATTTAGATAATAGGGAATTTGCAATTACATTACCTCGTATGGGTTTTGAAATTGCAGGTATTTCATATGACCCTTCTCGTAAATTACAAAAAATGGGCAAGTTTAGAGCTGCAAGAACAGATAGATCAGATGTAATGGACTATCAATATAATCCTGTTCCTTATAATATAAGTTTTAATTTATATTCATTTACAGCAACAGCAGAAGGCGGTCTACAAATTATAGAACAAATTTTACCATATTTTCAACCTGACTATACAGTAACCATTAATGCAATACCAAGTATGAATATTAAAAGAGACGTACCAATTATTTTAAATAGTGTAAATTATGAAGACACTTATGATGGTTCATTTACAACAAGACGTGCTGTAAATTATACTTTAAGTTTTGTTGCAAAGACATATCTATATGGACCTGTTTATGCAAAAAGAGTTATCAAAGAAACTCAAGCAGATTCATATACAGACACAGCAGATAGTCCAAGACGAGAAAGTAGAATTATTGTTGTTCCTAATCCTACAAGTGCTGACGCAAATGATGATTTTGGATTTACAACAACAATTAGTACGTTTAATGACGCAAAAAACTATAATCCTACAACAGATGTAGATGAATAATTAAGACATATATATTATTATGAAAATAATTGATAATTTTTTATCCAGTGAAGACTTTAATATATTAGAAAAAGAAATATCAGGTTCATATTTTCCTTGGTTTTATTCTGATTTTAAAACATCTATAGAAGTTTCTAAAAAATATGATTTTCAATTTACACATTTTTTTATAAGAGACAACAATATAGTTAGTCCACATTTTAAAATAATTAAACCTTTAATCAATAAATTGCAATCTAAAAAAATTATAAGAGTTAAAGCTAATTTAACTACAAGAACAAGTGAAATAATAAAGTATGATTTACATACAGATTATGATTATGATTGTAATATTGCAATTTTTTATGTAAATACTAATGATGGATATACATTTTTTGATACAGGAGAAACAGTTAATTCAGTAGAAAATAGGGTACTTTTGTTTAATAATTCATTAAAACACTCTGGGACTAGTTGTACAAAATATAAAAAAAGAATAGTTGTTAATATTAATTACATCTAAATGTTTTCTGATATAAATAATAATGTAATTTAATTAAAAGACTTACGAGGCAAATTAATTAATAAGGAAAAAAATATGGCACACTTTGCAAAAATCGGATTTAACAATAAAGTTATAAACGTTATTACAGTAGATAACTCTAAATTATTAGGAGCTGACGACCTTGAAAATGAAGGTAATGGTCAAGCTCATTTAGAAAGAATTACTGGATGGGACAAGTCATTATGGATTCAAACTTCTTTTAATACTAAAGAAGGAAAATACTATAATGCAGACGGCACATTAGCTGATGATCAATCAAAAGCTTTTAGAAAAAATTATGCAAAAATTGGAGATACTTGGGATGAAACAAGACAAGCTTTTTATGGACCTAAACCATATGACAGTTGGACATTAAATGAAACTACTTGTCAATGGGAAGCTCCTGTAACTCAACCGAGTATTGAATATACAGAAGATGGTGTAACGAAATATTATACACTATCTTGGAATGAAGCTAATAGTCGTTGGGAAGGTGCAACGGTAACTGAGTCAACAGCTTCGGTATACTGGAATACATCTACATCTAGTTGGACTAGTATTTAATATTAAATAATTAAAAAAAAGGTGAAGATAATATGCTAAGAGGTGACGGAATATTACTGTTAGACGGATTGAAAAATAACAAGTATAGATTTAACGAACAATTTTTTATAAAACAACCATTACCTAAAAAACACAGTAAGGTTAATTTAGATATGGTGCAAAATTTTATTTTGTCTTTTTATAAAGAAGATAACAGAATTAAAGATGGTCGTTATTGGTATTTAAATCAATATCATAATATAAATTTTCATCAACACATTGGTTGGTTGTCTGAATTTACTAGGGATCATTGGTTAGGTGAGTTTGGCTCTACACCAGTTTTAACAAATAAATTTCCTATAAAAGCTTTAATTCAACAAAAAGGTGAGTCAATCCATACACATAATCATATTGATGAATATAATTTGCCAGATTCTCCTGACATATCAGTTTTATTTACTGTATCTCATTCAAATTTAAAAGATCCTGTTTACGTTGTTTTTGAATATGAAAATGTTAGACATAAACATTGTAGATGGAAAGTTCCTTTAGAAACAGGTAACTTTATAATGTTCAGTTCAAACTTAAATCATCATTTTACAAAGAATACAAATGATGACTTACTAATTAATTTACAATTTAATTATCAATTAATATAATGAATTTAGAGCATTATTATTTTTATTTTATTGAAGCATTACCTAAAAGTTTATGTGATGAAATAGTTACACTAGGTAAATCTAAAATTTTACAAAAAGGTTTGACTGGTGGTCATTTAGATAAAAATAAAAAACCAATAACCGAATCTGAAAAAAAATTAGATAAAAGAAATTCCGATGTTACTTTTTTAGATGATTCATTTTTATTTAAAGAATTACATCCTTTTATAGAAGAAGCTAATAGAAGAGCTGGATGGAATTTTGAATGGGATTTTTCTGAAGCTTGTCAATATACTGAATATAATACAAATCAATATTACGGATGGCATTGTGATGGATGGAATCAACCATATGACAAAAATAATCCTAAAGGATTTGTTGGTAAAATAAGAAAATTATCAATGACAGTTTCATTGACAGATCCAGAAGAATATGATGGAGGTAATTTAGAATTTGATTTTAGAAATAGTATAGATTATGAATTTTCAAAAGAATCTAAAAAAGTTTGTACAGAAATAAGACCAAAAGGTTCAATTGTTATATTTCCTAGTTTTGTTTGGCATAGGGTAACACCTGTAACTAGAGGTAATAGAAAGTCTTTAGTAATGTGGTCTCTAGGACAACCTTGGAAATAAAATTATATATAGTGATATGGATAAATTAGATAAAAATATTTCTTTTGTAACACCAATATACAAAATTAATAAAATTGAGTGGGTTTCAGATATAATAAAAGCAACTGATAAGTATATTGATCAAGCCTACAAAACAGCTGAAAAAGATTTAGAAAGAAAAAAGGAACTTATTGGTAATGATGGTTATAAAAAAGTTAAAGATCACGGTATGTCTTATCATTCTGAAAATTTAGTAGGTGTTCCAGAGTTACGTGAATTAGAAAAATATATAGGACAAACTGCTTTTAATTTGCTTGATGAACAAGGTTATGATATGTCATTATATGATTTATTTTTTACTGAATTTTGGGTGCAAGAATTTTCTAAAAACGGTGGTGGTCACCACGATACTCATACACATTATGATAATCATATATCTGGTTTTTATTTTTTAAAATGTAGTAAAAAAACATCATTTCCTGTTTTCCACGATCCAAGATTTGGATTAAATATGGCAAGATTAAAATTAAAAGAAAATAGAAGTATAGATACGATAGGCAATGAAAAAATAAATTATATACCTAATCCAGGCGATTTAATCTTTTTTAATTCATATTTGCCACATCAATTTACTGTAGATGATGGATTAGAAGATTTTAGATTTATACATTTTAACCTACAAGCAATTAGAAAATTTATTTTAAATAGTGTAAGGAAATAATATGTCATTTATTAAAAATCATTATCAAGTTATAAAAAATATAATACCTAAAGATGTTGTTAATTTTGTTAGTAATTACTTCTCTTTAAAAAGAAAAGTATTTGATACTTTTTTAGATTACACTTATGTTTCAAAATTTAATATTGATTGGGGTTCATATGGAGACTTGCAAGTTCCAAATACATATTCTCATTATGCAGATATAGCTATGGAAACATTATTAACACAAGTTCAACCTATAATGGAAAAAGAGTCAGGTGTTAAATTAAATCCTACATATTCATATGCTCGTATATACAAAAAAGGAGATATATTAAAAAGACATAAAGATAGATTTAGTTGTGAAATATCTACTACTTTAAATTTAGGTGGTGATAAATGGCCAATATATATTGATCCTGATTCAAAAAATGGACATTATGATGAAAAAACTAAAAAATATGTTCCTGGAAAAAGTGCAGGTATAAAAATAGATTTAGAACCAGGCGATATGTTAATGTATAGAGGATGTATTTTAGAACATTGGAGAGATATTTTTTTAGGAAACAGTTGCACACAAGTTTTTCTTCATTATAATGATGCTGAAAATAAAATAAATTATGAACAAACCTCTACGGATAAAAATATTTACGATACTAGACCTCATTTAGGTTTACCTCAATGGTTTAGAAATAAAAACGATAAAAATAAACATCTATAAATACCTTTATGAGTATTGATGATAAAATAAATGAGGTATTAGGTATCGAAAAAAAAGAACAGGTTACAAAACAAGTTATTAAAAAAGAATTTACACCTCCTGTTCCTAGAAAAGACGATCCAAACAAAGAAGATATTGACAATGATTACAAGTATAGTAGAGAAAACTATTATAACTTAATAGAGCGTGGCCAAGACGCTATACAAGGTATACTTGATATTGCAAATGAAAGTCAACACCCTCGTGCATATGAAGTTGCAGGTAACTTAATAAAACAAGTTGCTGATACTGTAGATAAATTACAAGACTTACAAAGTAAATTAAAAAATTTAAAAGACGTTCCTAATAAAACATCTACTAACATTAAACAAGCATTATTTGTAGGATCATCTGCCGAATTACATAAAATATTAAAAAATAAAAACGGTGATGTTAGTAGTAAAGAAGATGAAGATTTTAAAGGCAAAAATATCACACCCGAAAAAACAAACATTTCTGATTAGTGATTTAACGTATATTAAAAAAAGACCTTGGCCGTCTTTAATTGAAGGTGAAGAAATGATAGATCCAATAGAGGTTATACAACATACAATATCTGATATACCTCGATATGGTGCAAATGGTATTCTTTACAAAGAAAAAAAATACTCTATATATAAAGGTAGCAGTCGAGTCAATGCAGCTGTGCAATTAGGCTATGACGCAATAGAAGGAATAATAATAAATGTCTGAAGCATATCTTGGTAACCCAAACCTTTTTAAAGCCAATACAAAGATAGAATACACCGAAGAGCAAATTAAAGAAATTGCTAAGTGTATGGATGATCCTACTTACTTTATAAAAAATTATATTAAGATTGTTAATATAGATGAAGGATTAGTTCCTTTTAATATGTATAAATTTCAGGAACGTATGGTCGATACGTTTCATAATAATCGTTTTTCTATTTGTAAGTTACCTAGACAGTCTGGTAAATCAACAACCATCATTGCGTACTTATTACATCAAGTTGTTTTTAATGATAATATAAATGTGGCCATACTTGCCAACAAAAGTTCTACGGCAAGAGACTTGTTAGGTCGTCTTCAACTTGCATATGAAAACTTACCTAAATGGTTACAACAAGGTGTTCTAAACTGGAACAAAGGTTCTTTAGAATTAGAAAATGGTTCTAAAATAATGGCTGCTGCAACTTCTTCAAGTGCAATTCGAGGAGGTTCTTATAACATCATATTCCTAGACGAGTTTGCGTTTATTCCAGCAAATATATCTGAACAGTTTTTTAGTTCAGTATATCCTACAATTTCATCTGGTAAGAAATCTAAAGTAATGATTGTATCTACACCACACGGTATGAATATGTTTTACAAACTTTGGAACGATGCTGAAAATAAAAGAAATGATTATGTACCTATTGAAGTACATTGGTCTGAAGTTCCAGGAAGAGACGATAAATGGAAAGAAGAAACTATACGAAATACAAGTGAAGCACAATTTGCAACCGAGTTTGAATGTGAGTTTGTAGGTTCAATTGATACATTAATTAATCCATCTAAAATTAGAATTTTATCACATAACAATCCTATTGTTTCAAACGCAGGTTTAGATATGTATGAAAGACCTGAAAAAGGAAAAGATTATGTTATGACAGTTGACGTAGCAAGAGGTACTGTAAAAGATTATTCTGCTTTTGTTGTATTTGATGTATCTAAAATGCCTTATAAGATTGTAGCAAAATTTAGAGATAATGAAATTAAACCTTTATTATTTCCACACACAATTGACAAAGTAGCAAGACAATATAATAATGCTTATATTTGTGTTGAAGTAAATGATATAGGCCATCAAGTAGCAGACGCTTTGCAATTTGAATTAGAGTATCCTAATCTTATGATGTGTATGATGAAAGGTCGTGCAGGTCAAATACTTGGTGGTGGTTTTTCTAAAAGAGGTGCTCAATTAGGAGTACGTATGACTAAACAAGTTAAAAGAATAGGTTGTCAAAACTTAAAGACTTTAGTAGAAGGCGATAAACTGTTTGTGCCTGACTTTCATATCATACAAGAGTTTTCTACTTTTATACGTAAAGGTACTTCTTGGCAAGCTGAAGAAGGTTCAAATGATGACTTAACAATGTGTTGTGTTATATTTGCGTGGTTATCAAATCAAAGATACTTTAAAGAATTAACAGACCAAGATGTACGTGCCAGAATGTATGAAGAACAGAAAAACGCAATAGAACAAGATATGGCACCCTTTGGGTTTTTAGATGATGGTGTAAATGAAGAAAATAGTTTTGTTGATGAACAAGGAGAAAGATGGACACCTGTAAAGATAAGAAAAGGTGACATCCTGTAGAGATTATCATATTCATAAATAGATGTGAGATAATTGATACTTTATTAGCTAATAAGGAGAATAACACATATGGCATTTCAAGTTTC